AATGAAAAGTCTTGGATATTATAAAATATGGGAATGTGGTTTAAAAAAATGGATTTACAAAAAAATAAAATGTGTTAACTAAAAATCCACTCAATTGAGTGGATTTTTTATTTATAATCATTTATGTTATGCTTCTGTTGAAACTTCAACTTCGGAGTAAACAGTTTCTAACATTCTAAGTGATACTTGGTAAGGGTCACAGTTAGAAGCTGGTCTTCTATCTTCAAAATATCCTTTATTCTCAACAATTGCTTGTGCTGGAATTCTGATAGAGGTATCTCTTGTGGAAAATCCATAACTAAAATCGTTGATACTTGATGTTTCGTGAGCACCAGTTAATCTTTGGTCGTTATGCAATCCATAAACACTAATGTGTTCTTTTTGATACTTTTCTAATTTAGACATAGTTTCTTTGATTACATCTAATCCACCTTCTTCTCTCATTTCTTTAGTAGAGAAGTTAACATGACAACCAGTTCCGTTCCAGTCACCTTTTAATGGTTTAGGGTGTAAAGAGACTTTAACATTATATTTTTCAGCAACTCTTTGTAATAAATAACGAGAAACCCATAATTGATCAGAGCCTTCTAAAGCGGTAGCTGGTCCAATTTGATATTCCCATTGTCCTAGAAGAACTTCAGCATTAATACCAGAGATATCTAAACCAATTTCCATACACATATTCATATGTTCTTCAACAATATCTCTACCAACTACATTATCAGAGCCGATACCACAGTAGTAGTCACCTTGTGGTCTTGGTGTTGATTTTGGATCTAAAGTAAATCCTAATGGAATACCTTCACCAATACCAAATGGAATCATTGGTTTGTGGGTTAATGTATATTCCTGTTCCCAGCCGAACCAAGGAAGTTGTAATTTATCACCTGAATTGATATTCAATTCATTAACTTTTTGAGATAGCTTTCTTCTATTGTTTGTTTTGTGTGCTGTTCCGTCTGTGTTAAGAACTTCACAGAAAACTAATTTATTTGGTCCTTTTCTGAATGGATCATTTGTTACAAATACAGGTTTTAGTAAACAGTCTGTGTTTTTACCTTTACCTGATTGTGCTTGTAATGTTGAACTCCCATCAAATGACCATATAGAATAGTCAGAAGGATTCATTGAATTAATCTCTGAAGCGATTTTAGTTTTACTTCTAAGTTGTTGAGGGTTTGAACCATCAAGCCAAATGTACTCTAATTTTATATTACTCATAAATTATTTGTTTTTTTATTTTATTATTTTTACTAAACTTTGTTTAATTTGGTTACTAAAATAAATACAAAAATTTAAAAATGAATAAAGTAATATTACAACTTTGGGAGGAATCTAATTCCAAAGATCAATTTCTTAGCAATGGCTGTTCATTACATTTAAATGTTAAGGAAAGAGACATCTATGTATCTTCGATCTATAATAATCGAGATAATTCAACTATTCCTAATAAATATGATAGAATTATTGGCGAGTGTGTAGAGGTTTTTGTAGAAGATAAAATATTTAATATGATTCTAGAAAGGAATTCTGTTAAAATCAATGAATCATCTTTTCAAAATTTATTAAAATTTGAAGAAATAATATTCAACACAGATAATATATGATTACTTTATATTACTTAATATCTATTTTATTTGCTTTTAATGAAGTTTATTATGTTTTTAATAAAACTAGACTAGATATTAGTATTAAGTCTTTGGATGTTAAGTCTTTTAGTAAATTTGATATCTTACATTATGTATTCAGACTAATGTTTTGGATTTGGATAGTTATAGGTTTGTGGTCGTCTCGATCAGAAATGTTTATATTTCTTGGTTTATTACATCTTATTAGATTTCCATTCTACCATATAAGTAGAAAACTTTATATTATATGGGATAATATTTTACCAAGTATATCTATAATTTTTATACTAATTATTATTTTTTATAAAATTATAAGTTAAACTTCTTTAGATGTTGCTCAGTTATGATAATAAACTCATAGCCTTTTGTGTTACACCAGTTAATCATAGTTTCCCATTTGTTCTTATTCTTGTAAGCCATTTTAAGATCATACTCAAAGTTTTTTAACTTCTTCATACCGTTCTCAGGAACAACCATTTTACCTTCGTTTAAGTCCTGAACCATCTTATACTCTTTGAATGGTTTAACCTCTACAACTACTTGTTTAAGTACTCCTTCAGAGTTTCTCATCTCATAATAGAAGTCTGGATAATAAGAGTGTTCTTTTAATTTAGTATCACCATTATCAAAGTGTGTCATTTGATACGGTATTCTTAGACACTCAGCACCCCATTTAGTTATAGTTTGGTTATTATCTAACCAAGTCATTATCTTCTTTTCCCAAGAACTTCTATAATAAACACCTCCTTGTGTGTTCAATTTAATTACCTTGTCTTTGTATTTTGGTATATAGTTACCTTGGTTGTAATTAGCGTTATTTGGTTTTGAATTTAACATACCTTAGATTATTTATTTTATATATAAAAGAAAATAGATTTCCATGGGTAAATTAGTAGATAGAATAGGATTAAGAATGTTGGTTGATGGTGATGGCTTGGCGGATAACTTCAAAAATAACTCATTGTATTTCTACGAGAAATATCAAAAGTCGGATAAAGATGTCAAATCTGTTGATGTTAGTGATATATCACCAGGTAATTTTTATCATTTTCACTATTTAGATGATTCTAACTGGATGAAATGGTCTCCTGTATTTGTTACTAATTTTAAAAAAATATCAAATCAAATAGTAATATTTGGAGTTAATTTTAATTTTATACCATTAGAAGTTAGGGCTTATCTATTTGATAATTTTATGATTGAGGAAGATTTTGAAAAAGATAGACCTTTAAAAGTTAATTATGAAGGTATGTATAGTGAGTTAATTAAATATGGATTTGAATATGCTTTAGTTGAATACAATGCATTACAGATTAAAATTACGCATAGAATAGTGATGAATTCTGTTCCAAGATTCTTAATTGCGGGTCACCCTAAAAATAAATACGATCCAGGTAAACTATTTAGTATATGGCAAGCTAAGTTAAAAGATAAAGATAAAAGAAATCAAGAAATAATGAAATCAACAATTGATGACTTTTTTGACACTAAAGGTGAAATTAACGAAAAGTATGTTTTACTTAAGGACCATATTAAAAGAATTCAGACCAATTTGAGAAAATATGGTAATAGATAATAATATATACTCTATAAAAATTACAATTCTAAATGAGACATCTAAGAAAATTTGAAGAACTTACTTACTCTACATATATGAGCGCTGCTGATAAAATGACTGGGTATGGTCAAGTTAAGAAAGCGGAAGAAGTTAAATCACATGCTAAAAATATGGCTATGATGATTATAAGAAATATGAATTTTGATATTTTAGTTAGTAATGTTAAAGAATTTCCAATGGAAAAATTTCACACAGCTAGAGTATTTAAATCAGGAAAAGATTGGACTCTTCAAGTTATTTTTGAATCTAATGATGGATATACACATAGTTTAATATCCAATGTTACACCTGAGGGTGAAATTAGTTGGAAGGAAGGTAATAAATTTATGAATAGAAAATCTACAATTAAGTTTGGTCAACTAATTGAACAACTTTGTCTTTTTCAACCAGATTTTATTGGATACTTAAAAGAGTATAACTTAAATTCTGGAGATCTTAAACTAATACAAAGAACTTATTATTTGTAATATATAAAAAACCTACTGAAACAGTGGGTTTTATTGTTTTTAGAGAGACTTATATTTTTTAATATATAAACGAAATACTTTTTAATAAATGGCATCATATAATCAATTCCAAGCAGGTTCAGGTCAAAGTAATTTTGCCTATACTAACAGTGCTGTTGAAAATAAAGGACTTTTTAATAGAATTTTAAGAGGTTTATCATCTTACGGTATGAACTATGATGATATGATTGTTAGAAACCAAGTCGGTATTGGAATAAACGAAGATCCATATGCTGCTAGAGGTAACTCAATGTATGACTTCTTCTCTCAAAGAGCAGTAGCTTCTGTATTAAACAGAAAATCTATTCCTTATTTAGATAAAGCTTATGGTGATAAAAGAAGAATTTTAAGAGAATATTCAATTAAAGATGAAATTAGAGATTTTATTAGTTCATTAGCAGATGAAAGTATTGTTTATAATGATGAAAGAGATTTCTGTTTCCCTAAACCCTTATCAAATGATTACTCACAAGAGATTAAAGATAAGTATCAAGAGTATTTTGAAAAGATTTATAATAAGTTTGGATTCTCAGATAGTATAACTGCCTGGAATATGATGAAAGACTTCCTTATTGATGGCTATTTAGCATTAGAAATTATTTATGATGATAAAAAGAAAAATATAATTGGTTTTAATAGATTAAGACCTGATACTTTAGTTCCAGCATTTGAACCATCTATTGGTCACTTGTGGATTCAGTTTCCTGAAGATCCTCAATTAAGAAGAATCTTCTTAGATTCTCAGTTAGTTTATATTTCTTATTCTAGTCAAAATGATTATTCAGAGACATCTTATGTTGAAGGTTTAATTAAACCTTATAACCAACTAAAGATTCTTGAGCAAACAAGAGTAATGTTTAACATTATCAATGCTACAGTTTATCAAAAGTTTACTATTCCTATTAAAGGTTTATCAAGACAAAGAGCTGAAGAACAAATTGGTCAATTAATAAATGACTATTCGGAAGAAGTTGAATGGGATGATTCACTAGGCACACTAACTATCAACGGTGCTAAACACTTACCTTATAACAAACAAATTTGGTTTCCGGATGGAGATGCTGGTACGCCAGCTATGGAATTAGTTTCACCTGAGGGACATAACTTAAATGAATCAGATATGTTAACTTGGTTTTATAATGCTTTGAAAAGAGCATCTAAAATTCCTTTTCAACGTTTTGATAAAGAAAATGGTGGTGGTAACTTAATCAATGACTCGGCGGATATGACGAGAGATGAGATTAAATTTTACAACTTTATTAATAGATTAAGAGCTAACTTTAAAGAAATCATTGTTAAGCCTTTGAAACTTCAAATGTTAATTGAATTCCCTGAGCTAAAACAAGATGAAATTTTATTAAATCAAGTTGATATTAGCTTTAACTCAAATCAAGTATTTGAAGAATGGAAAAAACTGAATAACTTGTCTAAGAAAGCTGAAATCTTTGGTAGTTTAGTTGGTATTATGAATGGTGAAAAACCTTACTTCCATGTTGAGTATTTAATTGATAATGTATTCAAATTAACTCCTGAGGAAAAAGCAGAAAATCAAAAATATTGGGCTAAAGATGCTGCCGGTATTGCTACCGCTCCCGAAGGTGGTGCTCCAGGTGGTGAAACACCAGCAGAAGGTGGTGAAGCCGCTCCTGAGGCACAAGCCGCTCCTGAGGCACAAGCCGCTCCTGAAACTCCTCCTGCTGAAGGTGGTACTGAAGGCGGAGGCGAGTTTGAATTCTAAAACTTACTATAAAAAAAGAAAAACCTCTCAATTTGAGAGGTTTTCTTATGATATCAATTTTGGAAGTGCAAAGTAAAATGACTTTACTTTGTTATCTACTATATTTTGTCTAAGTTCTAACTCCATTTCAGATTCTATTAGACTTTCAAGAATTTTACCCCACTCAGTATTTATTATTTTAATTTTTATTTCTAACTCTAAAACATTATTACCTTTTAGTATAAATTTCATAAACTTTATAACAGATGATGCTTTTTTAAGAACATCAAAGTCATCTGTATCATCAGTGATAAAATTTACATACATAACACCGGGAGGTCCAGATATATCTAAAGCAAACTCAATCTTTTTATCTTCTAAAATTGAATTTAATTTAATATCTCTTTTATATTCTTTCCAATTACTAAAATTAGACAATAAATCCTCGTATTGTTCTAAAGTATTATTGTCTAATTTTATATTAAAAGATTTTATTGACTCCATTGAATGTGTGTTAAAACATTTATTTTTAAAATACTGTGAAGTCTATCTGTTTTCTTTCTAAATCTACTGACTTAACTACAACTCTAAGAGGATCACCCAATCTTATTTTATCACCCATCTCATTAGTTACTGTATAGTTATTTGTATCAACTGACCATTTACCTTCAAGTGATTGATATCTAACCATACCTTCACATTTACTTTCAATTAATTCAACATACATACCCCAATCACTTACACCTGAAACAATACCATCAAATACTTTTCCAATCTTATCTAATAGATATTCAGCTTGTTTGTATTTAATTGAATCTCTTTGAGCCTTAGCGGCTACTAATTCTCTTTCTGAGCAATGTTTTGCCATTTCTTCTAGTTTACTTCTATCTATTTTCATAGTAATTATATCAAAGGAAAAGATTAAGTTTTAATATATATGTAAGACAAAAATAATTAAAACAAAATGATTAAAAAAGGAAGATCTGTAACAATAAGAATAGAACAAGAAGTGTATGATAAGATATTAAAGGAAGCAATTGATAAGTCTGTTATTGAAAATAAAATAGTTAAGGTATCTGATATAATAAGAGAAAAATTGAAAAAATAATATGAAAAAGCTAACAACAGAGGAATTTATAAAAAAATCAAAATCTATAAATGGTGATAAATATGACTATTCATTAGTAGAATATACAGGAACTAATAATAAAATAAAAATCATATGCAATGAACATGGTGAATTTTTTCAAAGAGCATCAGCCCATATAGATGGGCAAGGATGTATGGAGTGCAGATTGAAAAATAGAAGAACCGGATTAGATGATTTCTTAAAAAGAAGTGTTGAAATACATGGTAATAAATATAATTATTCATTAGTGACAGAGTATAAAAATTCTTTAACCAAAGTTAATATAATATGTAAAAAACATGGCATTTTTCAAATAAATCCAGAACATCATTTAAATCGCAAACAAGGGTGTGCTGAATGTAAAAAACTTGGATTAGAGGCATTTATTGAAAAATCAAAATTAGTTCATGGTGATAAATACGATTACTCATTAGTTAAATACACTAATAATAAAGAAAAAATTACTATTATCTGTAAAGAACATGGTGAATTTTTAGTTAGTCCTTCGGATCATATGAGTGGTTATAATTGTGTCAAATGTAGAAATGATAAGTATAAAAATACTAAACAAGATATAATCAATAGATTTAACTTAAAACATGGTTGTAAATATAATTATGATAAAATTGAGGAATATAACAATAATAAAGATAAAATAACAATAGTTTGTTATTTACATGGTGATTTTACACAAAAAATTAATAGCCATTTAGGTGGACAAGGATGTCCTATATGTAAGGAATCTAAAGGAGAAATTGAAATAACTAATTTTCTAAAAAATAATAAAATTAATTATTTACCACAGCATAAATTTGAAAATTGTAAAAATATAAACCAACTATCTTTCGATTTTTATTTACCAAAATTAAATATATGTATAGAATACAATGGAAAACAACATTATGAACCTATTGAATTTTTTGGTGGAATTAATAAATTTAATCAACAGATAATCAACGATAAAATAAAAAAGGAATACTGTCATAATAACAATATTCCTTTAATAATTATTAAATATAATGAAAATGTCAATGACATTTTGGACGAAAAATTACTTGTTCCAACCAATGGCTTCCTCTAAAAGCCTGTGTTGGACCACGTCGGGGTATCTCCGAATCGGCGAAGTCCAGTGGCCGTAGTCATCAAACCCCAATCCAAAATGAGATACATCCTTTGTGGTATAATATGCTTTCGACATACACCTTGTTACAAGTGTTTCAATCATATTTTCCTCATTTGTGTCTTTTATATCTGTTAAAAGTTTATTAATATCCTCTTTTATGTTATCTTCGGATATATTAAACTCATACCCCATTGCTTCGGCAACACTTTTTAGTTGTGTTAACTTGTCAATGTTTGGTGATGGGTGAGCCCTATTCATTGAGATTTTAATTTCTTTTTTCAAAAGAGTCGCAACTGACTTATTTGCCAATAACATAAATTCTTCAATTAACTTGTTAGACTCTTTTTGCTCTTTAAAATAAACACCAATAGGTTTCTTATTATCGTCTGCTAATTTGAATTTAACTTCAATTCCACCCATTTCAATAGATCCTTCTTTGATTCTTTTCTTTCTAATCTTTCTGGCTAAGGTATCAAGTAATCTAATCTCAGTTGAATAATCACCTTCATTACCTTCAATGATTTCTTGTGCCTCTTCATAAGAATACCTTCTATCAGAGTGAATAACTGTTTTGCCTTGCCAAGTATTTAATATATTACCATCACTGTCTAAAGTAAAGATAACAGAGAATGCTAATCTATCTTCGTTTGGTTTTAGTGAGCATATACCATTACTTAGACGCTCTGGTAACATTGGTACACATCTATCAACTAGATATACTGATGTGGCTCTTTTGAAAGCTTCATCATCTATTTTAGTTCCTGGTTTAACATAATGTCCAACATCAGCGATATGAACACCTACTTCAATCATATTACCACTAACTATATTAACTGAAAGGGCATCGTCAAAATCTTTAGCATCAACTGGGTCAATTGTTAGAGTTGTAATACTTCTCATATCTTTACGAGAAGCAATTTCTTCTTCTGTGATAACCTCAGGTACTAAAAAAGATTCATTTATAACATCTTGTGGAAATTCTAAAGGCAATCCATACTCAATCATAATTGAGTTCATTTCTGTATTGTTATCCCCAGAATCTCCTAAAACTCTTACTATTTTTCCTTGTGGTGATTTTGAATCCTCCCACTTTACCAACTCTACTACAACCTTTTGGTCGTGTTCTGCTTTTAATCCACCTTTAATATAAAAATCAACTATAATTTTATTACTATCAGGAACAACGAATGTGGTTTTTTTCCCTATTTGTACTCGACCAACATATTCTGTTTTAAATCTTGAGACAACTTCAATAACTTTTCCTTCTAATTTTCTTTCAGCTTGGAATATTTGAACTTTTACTTTATCTAAGTGTAAGGAGTTAGCTGTGTTTTTCTTGTAAATGAAGATTTCTTTATCTTCTACTAATAAGGATGCGTTACCATTTTTTGAGAACTGAATCTGTCCTTCGTAAACACCCCCTTCTTTTAATTCTATCATAGGGTATTCTATTTAAGAAACCTTATTTTGTTTATCCCTTTTTGATATATTATCTACCCCATACTTTTCAATAAGCTTATTTTTCATTTTAATAAGCACTTTTTTATTCTGTATTGGATAATCTACTCCAAAGTTTTTTCTCAATGTTTCTTTTCTTTTTGATTCTGAGCATTTTCTACAATAATATTCTCCAAACCTATTATCATACTTAACATAGTTTTTGAATATTACTTCTTTTTCGACTCCACATCCATCACACTTACATTTTATTTTATAATGTGATCCTTTTGACATTAACTCGATTGGTATTTTAATAGTCTCACTTATTGATACATCATATCCTAAATCATCATAGTATTGATAATTTGATTCATTAATTTTTATCTCTATCTCTCTTGTAAGTATCATAAAAAACCACTAGATTTCTTTTATTTATTAAAAATTACTTCTCTCCTAATAATTCATCTATAAATAACCTCTCTTCTTTTAATAATAAAATATTATTAAAAATTTCAATCTTATGGACTATTAATAATCAAATTAAAATCTATCAAATTCTATAAAAACCAATAGATATCTATACATAAATGTTGATTTTTAAGTAAATAATCAATCTATTTAAATTAATTTATATCACTCTATCAAAACAAAATGCCCTATTGATTTAGATAGCTGCTATAAAAAATCCACCTTTGTTTTTTTTGAATAAATAAGGTCTAATATATACTTTATATTTTAAAAAATAATAAACTTAAATGAAACCAGTATTAATTATAGAAAATTCGCAAAACTCTCTTATTAGAGAGAATAATGGTTCGGGTAAGAAGGATTATATTTTAGGTGGTACTTTCACAGAGTTTGGTATTAAAAACCGTAATGAGAGAATTTACACCGCTGATAAATTTCTTCCAGCTCTACAAGAACTAAATGAAAGAATGAACAACTTAGGTGTTGTTTATGGAGAGTTTGATCATCCAGATGTTTTTGATACATCTCTTTCAAGAGCATCACACATTATCACTAAAGCTAATTATGTAAAAGAATCAAATTTAGTTACTGGTGAGATTAAATTATTAAACACTTATTGGGGAAAGGAAGCTAAGGCATTAGTTGAAGACGGATGTCCTGTTTTTGTTTCTTCAAGAGCTGCTGGTATCACCGAATCAGATGGTACTGTTTCATTGAAAAAATTATTTACATATGATATCGTTGCTGACCCAGGTTTTGCTTCTGCTAAAATGTCGGTTAAGAATATCAACGAATCATTGGGATATAATGAAAACTCCAACTTTAGGATATATGAAATGTCCGATGAGTCCAAAATAAATCAACTATTTGATATGAACAAAAATGAATTTGTTACAAAGCAACAATTAACTGAATATTCTCAGTATTTAGTTAAAGAACTAGCTTCTACAAAGAAAGAAGTTAAAGGAGCTCTTACTAAAGGAAATTTATCTCCAAAGAAAATGGAGCAACTTATAGAGTACTATGAAGAGCTAAATTCTACTAATTCTCAAGTTGTTAAATATTTAGATTATTTGGCTGAAAAAGTTCAAATTATGGTTAATGAGAACAAGTCATTAAAAGAAACTACTGACAAACTTATTAAACATAATGACTATTTAGCTGAAAATTTAGAAAAAGCTGTTAACTACTCTGAATACTTAGCTGAAAACTTAGATAAAAATATTGAGTACTCTGAATACTTAGCTGAAAACTTAGATAAGAACATTTCTTATTCTGAATATATCGCTGAAAACTTAGATAAGAACATTTCTTATTCTGAATATTTAGCTGAAAATTTAGATAAAAATATTGAATACTCTGAATACTTAGCTGAAAACTTAGATAAGAATATTGCTTATTCTGAATATATCGCTGAAAACTTAGATAAGAACATTTCTTATTCTGAATATATCGCAGAACACGTTGATAATTCAATTGCTTACTCAGAATATTTAGCTGAACATGTTGAAGGTAACATTGCTTACTCAGAATACATTGCTGAACACTTAGATGACAATATTGCTTACTCAGAATACATTGCTGAAAATCTTGACAAATCAATTTCTTACCAAGGTTTAATTGTTGAAAAATTAAATTCAAGAAAATTAAACGAGTCAATGGGTGAAGAGGAAGAAGCTTTTCCGTCATTACAAGCAGCTGGTTTTGAAGATACTCATGAAGAAGAAGAAGAAGAAGAATACAATGGTATTGCCCCATCTCACGAAGAAGAGGCATACAATATGGAAAAAGATGAAAATTGTGGTCCATCTAATGCTGAAGAAAATGAAGAAGAAAAATCTCATGACTATGAAGTTAAAGGTACAACTGACTCAGAATTATCAGAATCAATTAATAAATTAATAGAAGAAGCTAAAAAACGTAAAGTTTCTGAAAATAGTGACTTGAATTTCTTAAAATTCTTAAACAAGTCACAAGTAGATAGCTACTACGCTCTGTCTGGTGAAGACCAAGAGGCTGTTAAATTTCACATAAGCGAAAGAAGTTACTTCACATCTAAAGATGTGTTAAGCCTAATATCAGAAGCGCTATCATCTAAGAATGAATCTCTTGAAGAAAGAGTAATCAGATTAATGCCCGAAAACACTAAGGCTATCTGGAGTCAAATGAATGAGTCTGCTAAAAAATCTATCTTATCACAAGCTAGACTTTACCCAGCTGAAGTTTTAATGACTGAATCACAAGTTGAGCATTTCTGGTTAACTAGAAAGCTTAAAACAAATGAGTCTGTAACTAAAAAGTTAGTAGCTCATGAAAGTTTAATACAAGAAGATAAACTTTCTGACAATGATGTTACTCAAATTATGGAAAGATTCAAAAACATTTAATCTATAAAAAATCCACACTTGAAATTATTAAAATTTCAAAGGATAATATATAGATAAACACAAAAAAAAATTAAAAAATTATGTCACACATTAGAATAGACAAATCAAAAGCACTTAAGAAGTGGGCTCCAGTTTTGGAGAACATGGGTGTAAGTGAAGAAAGATTGGACTGGATGTCAGAAATGGCTGAATACCACTCAATCAATGAAAACGCATATGTTAACGCATCAAACGTTGCAGGTATGGGTTCAATTTTAAATCCAGTTGTTGGTACACTAGCTGGTAACGTAACTGGCAACAGTAACGTAGCAGGATCAGGAGATGTAGGTCAAAACTTACTTCCAGTAGCTATGAAAATCGCAGCTCAAACAATCGGTTTAGATTTAGTAGCTGTTAAGCCAACTCCAGGTCCAAAAATCGATTTATTATACATCGATTTCCAATACGATGATGTTAACTTAACATCTAACGAAAGACCACAAGTATTTAAATTAAATTGTGATAACATTGCTGCTATCAATACTGCTATTAGAGCTAACTTAGTAACAAATTCTATTACAGAGACTCAAGCTGGTTTATCAGGTGGTAGACAATTCTATGGTATTACTGCTTCGTCAACATTCCAAACTCCAACTGAACCAACAAGTAAGGCTAATATCGTTGAATTTTTAGGCTTCTCTCGTATCGATGGTTTTCCAATGTTTAGAGCTTTCAGACAAGCTAATACAGCTGGTCAATTTAACTATTTTGCATTTGACTCAACTTTAAATACATTTGCTGCAAGTGGTACAATGGTTAGTTTAGTATTAGCAATTTCAGGTGTTACTCCAACTGCAAATGCTAACAAAACAATTACATTAGTATCTGCTTTAGAAGATCATATTCCAGGTTTCACATCTAACTTTACTGCAGCTGCTACAGGAATGGCTTCAGGAGCTTATCCAATGAGTCGTCAATCTGATGATGATAGCTATGCTGGTGTTATCGGACCAAAAATCTCTTCTAAAACTGTAGCGGTTGGTACTATCGAAGTATCTTCAGCTCTTAGAAGAACTGAAATCGAAGATATCAAAGCTAACACAGGTATGGATATCGTTCAAAAAATGGAGTCTATCCTTGTTAACGAATTGTCTCAAACAATTTCTAAACAAATCGTTGCTAAAATCTTCGAAATGGGTGCTCTTAATGCTGCTAACGCTCCTGCTGCTAACTCTGCTGCGCCAGGTTATACTTCTGGCATGACTATCTTTGACTTAAACACTACTTATGCTGTTGGTGGTTACAACGCAAATTCAGTAGGTGGTGAAACTACTCACGCTGTTCAACGTAAGTTAATCACTAAGATTGCTCACGCTTCTAACTACATCGCTACTGAAGGTCGTGTAGGTCCTGCTCAATACCTTATCACAAACGGAGGTCTTGCTGCTGCTTTACAAGATATTGCTGGTTACACAATTAATCCAGTTAAATCTAAATTAAACGGACAAGGTCAATTATATCCTGTAGGTTCAATCGGAGACATCTCTATCTATGTAGATCCATATATGAGATATAACGATAACAGAATCGTATTAGGTCGTAAGAACAACCCTGATCAACCAGGTATCATTTTCGTACCTTACTTAATGGCTCAGTCTATATCAGTTATCTCTGAAGCTACATTCGCTCCAAGAATGTTGTTACGTTCAAGATACGCTGTAACTGAAGTTGGTTGGTATCCACAAAAACAATACATGACTATTACAGTTACTGACACTGCTCAGTTATTAAACTAATTAATAGTTTTATTGAATAATACTGAAAAAAGACTCATTATGAGTCTTTTTTCTTTTTAAACAATTTGTAATTAATATATACCGTATGATAAAGAATTTTAATCTATTTAGTGAGAGTAAAAAAGACAAATTTCCTAATATTCAAAAGTTAGAAATAGAAGGATTTATTGTTTATGTTGGTAAAGATGCCAAATCTAATGACCATTTAACTTTTAATGTTTCTGACAAAGAAGATATATGGCTTCATGTTAAAGGTGTTCCAGGTAGTCATGTTGTCATTCGCGTAAGAGAGAATTTACCCACAGAAACTGTTATTAAATCAGCCGCTCAATTGGCTAAAAGAAATAGTAAAGCGTCTAAAGAATCTAATGTAACTGTTGTTTATTGCCAGAGAAGATTTGTTAGTAAAGAATCAAACATGAATGATGGTCAAGTTAAAGTAGACCATACAAATTCATATAAAATTATAGTTTAATATTTAATATATACAATAATAAAATTAACATCAAAATGGATAAACTATTAAAGTATAATCAGCTATTTGAATCACCATTAATTGAGAAAGATGATAAAACTGAAGATGATTCAAACTCGCCTACTGTTAGAGTTGAGTTTACTAAAGATTTACACGACCTTCTTAAAGTATTAGAAGATGAAAATAGTTATATAGCTTTTGAGTTATTATGGTTAAATGAAACAGGATCTAAATATTATAATAGTCTGAGAATATCTAAGGTTGATATATCTAAAACAAAATCCTGCTTAGATGTTACTATTAAACCACCAAATGGTAAAGATAAAGTTCACCCAATGAAAATAGTTAATTTTATTAAATACTACTTTAAGAATTACTTTCAAGCTGATGATGTTAGAGATTTTATTGAACAATATGATATATTAGCTGGCGGAGGTACACTTGATAGTATTGATGTTAATAAAATTGAACCAGCTCCTTTTAGTTATAACCCTAAAGATGTTAGAAGTACATTTATTTCATTAGTTACTAAGACATACCCTCACGGACATGAAGAAGAAGTAATGGCTTTTATGCCTAAGTTAAATAAAGACACTGTAGGTAACTATTATAAAATAATTGGTGATAGTCCAACAACTATGTTTACATCTCACTTAGATACCGCTGATAGAAAACAAGGTATTACTAAACTTCTTTCTAAGAAAGATGCAAACGGTGATGAGATTATTTATACAGATGGTACTACTATTTTAGGTGCTGATGATAAATCAGGTGTTGCTGTTATGCTTTATATGATGGATCATAATGTACCAGGTCTTTATTATTTCTTTATGGGTGAAGAAAGAGGTGGTATTGGCTCAGGATTATTATCTTCTATTTATGAAAAAGTTGAATATCTTAAAAGTATTAAGAGATGTGTTTCTTTTGATAGAAGAGATGTTTGTTCAGTTATAACTTCTCAATTAGGTAGAACTTGTTGCTCTGATGAATTTGGAACTGCGTTGGCTAAACAATATAATTCACACGGTCTTAATTTATCATTAGACCCAGGTGGTATATACACAGACTCCGCTTCATTTATTGATCAAATTCCTGAATGTACTAATATTTCTGTTGGTTATTATAGTGAGCATACTGGTAAAGAAAGACAAAATATTAACTATTTAGAAAAACTTGCCAAGTCTAGCGTTCAAGTTGATTGGGACTCATTACCAACAACTAGAAAGATAGGAATTGATGAAGAAACTATTAGAAAGTATGGCAAGTTAATTAATGATATAAAAGAAACGCCATTTCAAATTGATATTAAGATAGCATCTGATAGATCTACTACTTTTATTCAGTGTGATATGGAAGAAGGTTGTGTTGATGATACTTATGAGGCACTAACAATGTTACAATTCTTATTGAATAAACACAAAGTAAGCCAAAAAGTATATTTTGACGGAGAATACATAAAAATAGATTTATTATAATGAAACTTAAAAAATTTAAACAAATAGTTGAGCGTGAAGGTTTTGATGATATAGACTATCCTTTTTATGATAACGATGATGAAGAATATAAAGATGATGAGGATGAAGATGATGATTCAGATGATGATATGTCACATCTTTGTTATCTTTTAAGATCTATGTTTAATAATATTATAGATGTTAATGTTGAGAGTAGCGGATTAGATGTATCTATTACAGCTCAATTTGGTAGAAGAGAATCAATTAGTGATGTAGTTAAAGTATTTGAGATTATTAAGAAAATTAAAAAAGACATTTTGGCTCAATATTCTTCTTATTATGAAATGTGGGAAACTAAATCAGGTTTACCTATGATTACATTTGAATTTACGTTAGATGATGATGATGACAAAGATGGTATTGTTACTAACGACAAGGATGATGATGACTTTCCTTGGTAATTTTTAAAATTTATAAACTTTTTTAATATTTGTAATAATATATAGTATATATTTGTAGAATAATAAACACACTTGGGGATGTTTTAGAATCGATTGGTAGTGTGGTGGTACTTATGCAAGTATCGGTTTGTTATTTATCCGATTAATAAATTAGATAACGCGTCGTAAATGGCAAAACAAATGAAGTAGGAACTCGTGAAGATTTAGTAGCGGCTCTACAAAACAACATGATCTCTGTAGAAGATCTAGCGACTGTTTAATCAGTACTATCAAAAAAGACTACAAACTGATTCATACAGTATAAAAGATGAGACCATTTTTTGTAACTTTTTAGAGTCCGTCAAAAAAAGTATCTATTTTGTTAGTTTAGAAAAATTAACTAAGCTTGTAAACGAATAATTATAAACAACTATTAAGACATCGGGGGCAGAACCGATCATCTCCACAAGGAAAAACCCACAATTTTTATTGTGGGTTTTCTATTTTATCTTTTTTAATAGATAATTAATAATAGGTCTATAAATGAGACTATTCAAATTGGTAAACAATTGAATATTATTTTATATAATAATTATGATTGATAAATTTG